GCTATGTGTTGCGCATGGGTGACTTGGCTTACATGGATCAGAGCAAGTTTCCTAACGGTCCGTGGTGCAAGGAAGGTGATTGGGTCATTTTTGGCCGTTATGCAGGCTCTCGTATACCGATTGATGGTGGCGAGATACGGTTTCTTAACGATGATGAGATTTTGGGCACTGTAGCAGACCCAAAAGACATCTTACACATGTACTAGGAGGGGAAAATGTCAACAGAACAACTTGAATTTGATATTGGTGACAATGAAGAAGCTACTACGGTAGAGATGAACGAAGATGGCTCAGACGCCGAGGTAACGGGCGTAGAAGAAGCACCAGAGGTAAGAGTAGAGGGCAATAAACAATCGGTTGAACTGGATAAGTACAACGATTCGGTCAAAAAGCGCATAGACAAGCTTACTGCTCGTCTGCGTGAGACAGAACGTCGGGAAACGGCTGCGTTAGATTACGCTAAGAGCGTTCAACAGAAGGCGCAAGAGCTGGAAAGACGTTTCCACGTAACCGATACGGAGCGTTTAACTGAGGCCAGAGGTCGTGTAGAAACTCAAGCGGCTGCGCTGAAGGCTGTTATCAGACAAGCAAGAGAAGAAGGCGATATTGATACGGAGACTGAGGCGCAAGAGCGTTTGACCTCTATCCTGATGGATCAGCGTCAGATCGCTGCAGCTTCTGCCCAACGCCAGCAACAAACGGAGGTTTATGTTGCCCAGCAACAGCGGCAGCAAGAACAGCCGCAACAAACGCAACAGCGACCACGTGCGCCAGACCCTCGAGCAGAGGAGTGGGCGGAGAAAAATGAGTGGTACGGCGTTGATGCGGTGATGACGAATGCGGTTCAGGCAGTACACATGCAATTAGTGGTTAACGAGAAGTTTGACCCGGAGAGCGATGAGTATTATTATGAGCTCGATAATCGCATGAGTGAGTACTTTCCGCACAAGCTAGGAAAACCGCGACAATCTTCCAGAGTCAATCGGCCAGCGCATCCGGTTGCACCTGCAACCCGTTCTTCGGGAGTAAATAATGCGCGCCGCTCTGTCCGGCTTACGCCGAGTCAGGTAGCTATTGCTAAAAAATTGGGTGTTCCGCTTGAGGAATATGCCAAATATGTAAAGGATTAAGACCATGGACAAAATCGACATACCTAGTTTGAATCGTAGTTCACGCAAGTCTGAGACTCGCGAGATGGCTACGCGTCGTAGACCTTGGGCTCCTCCTTCCAAATTGGATGCGCCTGCTGCGCCTCCGGGATACAAACACCGTTGGATTCGCGCCGAAGCTGGCGGAGTAGATGATCGTATCAATGTTTCTTCTCGCCTACGAGAAGGATACGAACTAGTCCGTGCAGATGAATATCCTGATTTCGTGAACGGCGGTGATGAGACAAACCGACATGCCGGTATTATCGGCGTGGGAAGTTTGCTTCTTGCTCGTATTCCAGAAGAGACGGTAGCGGAGCGAAATGCATATTACGCCTCGCGCACCCGTGATCAAATGCAATCTGTAGACAATGATCTAATGAAGTCGAATGCGCATGACACTATGCGTATTAACCGACCTACTAGACAGTCTAAAACGGTTTTTGGAAGTCCAAAAATTGATTAGTAAACTTTTTTAAGGAATAGACAAATGGCAAACGTTGATAAAGCCTATGGTCTGCGTCCTCTTGGCAATCTATCTGCTACAGGTGGTCAGAAGCAGTATGGATATGTTATTCAGGATAATCAGGCTGGCGCTATCTTTCAAGGCGACTTAGTCACCTTGGTAGCTGGTTTTCTTGTTAAATACGTTAGTGGCACTCATGCTACTGCAGTTGGTGTATTTAACGGTGTTAACTACACTGATCCAACTACAGGCAAGCCAACTTGGAAGAACTACTATCCGGGTTCGGTGAACATTACTTCAGGCCAGATTATGGCGGAAGTGCTTGATGATCCTAGTCAGCTTTATGTAGTTCAGGCTGATGAAGACATTGTTCAGGCTGATATTGGTCAAAATGCAGCGGTTACCTCCACTGCAGGCAGCACGGTTAATGGTCTTTCTGCAATGGAACTGGATTCGTCCACCATTACGACTACTAATACTCTGGTCCTAAAGATTGTTGGCCTGTATAACGCGCCCAACAATGCGTTAGGTGAAAACTTCACCCAAGTGGTTGTAAAGATCAATGCGCATCAATACAGCAGCATTGGTGTTGCTGGCCTAACTTAATAGGAGCTAAATCATGGCAATTTCACGTGCACAACTAGTCAAAGAGTTGGAGCCCGGCCTGAACGCTCTGTTCGGCATGGAATACAAGGGTTACGAACAAGAACACGCTCAAATTTATGATATTGAGTCTTCTGATCGTGCTTTTGAAGAAGAAGTTATGCTGTCCGGCTTTGGTGAGGCTCCAACCAAAACTGAAGGCGCTGGCGTAGACTATGACACCGCTCAGGAAGTCTATACTGCTCGCTACACTCATGAGACGATTGCTTTGGCATTCTCTCTGACTGAAGAAGCAGTAGAAGATAACTTGTACGACCGTCTCTCCGCTCGTTACACACGTGCTTTGGCACGTTCGATGGCAACCACTAAGCAGATTAAAGCTGCAGGCGTACTGAATGGTGCCTTTACTACCTCTATTGGTGGTGACGGCGCTACTTTGTGCTCGACAGCCCATCCAATTATTGGTGGCCCTAACCAAGCAAACAAGCTGGCAACAGCAGCCGATCTTTCGGAAACCTCATTGGAACAAGCGTTGATTGACATCGCTTCGTTCGTTGATGAGCGTAACTTGAAGATTGCTGTTCAAGGCTTGAAACTGGTTATCCCTAAAGAACTCCAATTTACGGCTGATCGTATTTTGAAATCGACTCTGCGTGTTGGTACAGCAGATAACGATATCAACGCGATTCGTAACATGGGCATGGTTCCACAGGGTTACACAGTGAACCACTACTTGACCGATCCAGATGCATACTTCATTTTGACTGATGCACCTAACGGCATGAAGATGTTCCAGCGTGTAGGTATCAAGACCGCCTTTGAAGGTGATTTCGACACAGGTAACGTGCGCTACAAAGCGCGTGAGCGTTATTCGTTCGGCTTCTCTGATTGGCGCGGTATCTTCGGTTCCGAAGGCGCAGCGTAAACAAAAGGGGGCTTCGGCCCCCTTTTTCTTTTATAGTGGTTCGTGTATATTTGCACTATTCCGGGGTCCCCGGTATATCTGACAGTCCCGGCTGACGACATGCAGACAGATATGCCCAGTTTCTCGCATGTGAGGAAATTAAAATGGCATCTACTACCTTTTCCGGCCCGGTCACGTCTACCAATGGCTTTATTGGCAACTTAACGGGCAANGTTACAGGCAACGTTACAGGCAACGTTACAGGCAACGTTACAGGCAATATTGCAGGCTCCGGTAGCATCACCCACGCTACAACGTCTGCAATCAACGCTACAGCGACCGCTACTGCGGCCCAAGTAGCTACTGGTTACATCACTTCTACTTCTGCCGCAGCGACCGCAATTACTTTACCTACAGGAACCTTGTTGGGNGCAGCATTGGGTGCCGCAAAGGGAACTGTATTTGATCTGTATATTGATAACACATCAGGCGCAAGTACCGTAACCATTGCAGTAGCTACCAATGGCATTCTCTCTAGTGCTGCTGCGGATACTCCGGGCTCCTTTGGCGACTTAACCGTTGCTGCGGGTGTAACCGGCTTGGCGCGCTTCACGTTAATGTTCTCAAGTGCCACAGCATATGTGTTTACTCGTACCGCTTAATAAGCGCTTCTTATAAAAATCAGTATTTAAGTAGGAGGCGCGTATGAGTGCCAGCAATATATCGGCGGTACATAAGACAGCCACGGGACAGGCTATTAACGGTCGTACTCGCGTGGTAGGCATATATTTTACGCATGGAGTAGGTGGTCCCTCAACGGCTGAGTTTTTTGATGGGGATGCAGATACCGATCCCTTATTGCTAAAAATATCGACTACCACGGTGGCCGATTCGCAGAACTTTGTAATCCCTGATCAGGGAATTNTGTTTAAAGATGGTGCCNACATTAAGCTTGGAGCAACCATTTTAAGCATTACTATCCTGTTTGAAGGTGGGGCAGCAGCGTAATGGAAACGTCTACGATTGTTTTAATTGGGTGGAACACTTTAATTTCAGTAATTATGGGGTTAACCGCCATAGTTTATAAGCAGAATGCTGAAAAAGTACAACTGCAAGCGGCTGAAGTACAGCGCTTAGGTATTCTCCTAAACAAGACGAGAGAAGAGGTGGCCCGTGATAACGTTACTCAAGCAGAAATTGACAAAATTTCGGATCACATTGATCAGCGCTTTAACAAGCTTGAAGAAAAAATTGACCGGCTCATCCAACAACGAGCCTAAATAAGGAGATATGAGCATGGGATTTTTTGGTAAAAAATTTAAGAAAGTGGCTAAGGCAGCCACAGGGGCCATGGGCGATAAAAGTGGTTCTGTCGGTATGCTTGCCATGGCTAAAAAACCGGGCAAATTTAGCGGTGTAGCAGGAGCGCTTTCAAAAGCCATGGCAGAAAAAGCTCAACAGGGCGGGGAATCCATGCCTGCTCGTTCTAAAGGAATGGGTCCCATAGGAAAATTGATGCAGGCTAGAGCGACTAAAACGCCAATGTTTAAAAAAGGCGGCGCAGTGGCTAAAAAAACGGGTAAGGGCAAGGCAATGGGCGTTGCAACACGTGGCGGTGGCCGCGCACTAATGAAAGGGAAATAATCATGGCTGGCAGAGGAATGGGTGCGGCAACTAAGGGTGGCGGTGCTGTTTCATCAGGCCCCCGCAATAAAATGATTTCTACGCCAAACAGAAAAACCAGCGGTCCTGTGTTCATGGCTGAAGGTGGAGAAGTCGAAGAAGAAGGCGTAATGGGAAAGATTAAAGGTGTCGGTAAAGGCCTGAAGGATGTTTACATGGAAGGCGTAGACAAATTACGTGACGACTTTGAACGCATAACCGGCACGGAAAAAGGCAAGCAGCTGGACAAGGAATCGGAAAAACAAATGCGCAGAAGGCTCAGTAATCAGGCCATGAAAGCCACAATGCGAGACCTTAGAAAAGAAAGGATACTTGCTGAAGCAGGGCGCTACAAAGCAGGTGGCGAAGCTAAAAAAGGCGCTATCAATCAGCATAAGCGTATGGCTATGGGCAAGAAGATAACGGGTGGCGGTCGCTAAATGGCTACGTCGGGAACAACAGTTTTTAATTTAGAGATTGACGAACTAGTTGAGGAAGCGTTTGAACGTTGTGGCATGCAAATGACCAACGGCAAACAACTCTCAACTGCTCGTCGTTCTTTAAATTTGATGTTCCTTGAATGGGCAAACCGTGGCTTAAATCTTTGGACTATTGAATTAGCTACGTACAGTTTAGTGCAAGGGGACACAGAAATCTCTTTGCCTACGAACACTGTAAATGTGTTGTCGGCAGTAATACGTTTAACTAATCAAACGCCAGCCACTGACATCATAATTGAGCGGATCGGTAGAGAACAGTACTTAGACATTCCGGATAAGACTACGCAGGCACAACCCGCGCAGTATTATGTGCAGAGAACAAATATACCAAAAGTATTTTTGTACCCTACGCCAAATCGTTCGTATCANTTGAGGTANTACTACATTCGTCGAATTGAAGATGCAGGTGCTTACACGAATACGACGGATATTAATTTTAGATTCTTGCCTTGCATAGCAGCAGGGCTTTCGTACTACATATCGTTGAAGTATGCGCCAGAGCGTACTCAGGGCCTCAAGGCAATTTACGAGGAAGAGTTTGCTAGGGCTGCGGCAGAGGATAGGGACATTGCAAGCACCTATTTTGTGCCGGACCTAGGAGCGTGATGTGGGTGGATTTGCTAGTGGTAAGTACTCATACGGGTTGTGCGACTATTGCGGTCAGCGCTACCGATACAACGTACTTAAAAAGAACTGGCGAGGGTTTAAAGTTTGTCCGGATGATTATGAGCCGAAGGAGCCGCAGTTAGACCCACTGCATTATCGTGGAGATTCAATTGCCCTATTGCAGCCACGTCCTGACCGAATTGAGCCTGTAGTTGTTTTTGTTGGAGTGCCCGGAGATTCTGCGTTTCAGAGTATTGGAAGCGCCTCCTCAACGGTAAATCTTACAAACATGAATGCCTTTCCAGAGCAAACGGCTGTACTTGGTATAGGGACAGTGGGTAAAACAACCATACTAATAACATGACATACGACGAACTGGTCACTAA